TGTCCTGGTCTGTCAACTCTTTAAAATAAGTTTGATTTGACAACCAAGCAAACATCACTAAACAAGTAACTAAATCATCACTAGAACCTTCTTCCGCCTCGTACTTTTCTTTACCTTTTAATATATAAGTTGACAACTCAGCAATAATATCAAAATCATTTATCAGCAACTTATCTAATTCTATCATAGTCTTCAGGTTCGAACATCCTATTTTTTTAGTCGCTTTCGTTGTTCTAAGACCTAGTTGAGATTTTTTGCCACTAAATCCTGTACCTGCTATCTGACCTGCACGACCTCTTTGATTGACCATAATCAGATTGTCATACTCTAAATCAAACTGCAAGGTGTCTGCAACTTGACCACCTATATCATTTACTTCTACAAGTACCTCTGCCATATTATATGCTTTTGCAATTTTAAGTATAGTTTGTGGAAAGAGTAAAGGTTTGATTTCATTGTTCTTATACTTTGCAACTACTCTATATGGTATTTGTGTTGCGTCTATAACAACAAACGCCGAGTTATCATTTACTGTACCTCTTGCTACGTCAACTGTCATTACATATCTACGACCTTTTTGTGGCATTTCATGTATGTCTAAACCTGCGTTAGATTGTATAGGTGAGTTATGTGATAATACTCTTAACTTAGAACTATTAATAAGTGTATCTACACTACCTAAAAACTCACAATCAAACTCCGTTCTAAACTGACTTTCACTTGTATTCTTAATTGTTTCTTCTTTCCACTTTTCGTCTCTACCTGGTACCTCTGACCAATGTACTTCTATAGGTACATAACTGTTACGTTTATTTTGTGCGTCATTCCATAATTTGTAAAACATATTCATACCATGTGGTGTAGAAACGATTACAACCTTAGAACTTTTACCAGAAGATATTGTAGGATAAACTGAACTAAAAAATTGTTCTGCAATATTATTAGGTACATAGGCAAACTCATCTAAAAATATTATATTGTATGAACCACCTCTAACGGCACTTGA